TTATTTAATTCTTCATTTGTAAGTGTTAAATATTTTTTAATCTCACTTAATTCAGATTCATTTAATTCTGATAAATAATTTTTTAAAGAATCATTAGCAATTTCTAACACTGATTTTAAAGGTATATTAATAGATTCTTTAATATCTGATTTAGATATTAATTTTGATACGATATTTCTTTTACAGTTGATAATGTTTTCAATAATAACTGTATTTTTCCCTAACACAGTATCTATATCTTTGTATTGGTTTTCACACTTAACATTATTAACCCATTTTTCTAATAAAGTTATTTTAGATTTTGGTAATTGTATTCTACTATATAAATCAATACATTCAGATACAAACTCTTCTGCAAAAGTTTTATCAAAACCTTTATCTTTACTCAATTCTTCATAGATGTGGTATGCTTTACTCACTTCAGAATTTTTTAAAACTAACTTTTTAAAAGTTTTAATTTCTTTTTCAAATGTTTTATTTGAGTATGATTCTACTAATTTTTTTTCTATTTTTGATTTTAATAATCCAAATTCCATAATATAAATGTTTATAATAAATATCAACTATTTAAGAGTTTATTCAACTGAGCTTCAATATCACCTAAAGAATTTCTACCTCTTGACAAATCAATAAAAGAATCTTCAGTTAACATATCACTTGTTTCTAATAATATATTTAAATTTTCTTTCTTTGATTCGGGTGTAACTCCGGCTCCTTCAGGTGCTCCTCCTGCTGGAGGAGCTTCCCCTCCTGCCGGTTCAGGTGATGGTTCAGGACCTCCACCTAATCCACTTGGTTCGGGTTCACCTCCGGGTGGTGTTGATGCATTTCCTGTTGCTCCTGAAGCACTTCCCCCATATAACTTGTCAATATTATCAAATATACCTGTTTTGGTAATTACAGTTGCGGTATTTTCAAGTTCTTTAGCAACGGCAATTTCAATTCTTTGTTGTTGTATATCTAATCTAATTTCTTCGTCTGAGAAACCAAGAACATGTTTTTTGGCCCATGATTGAGATACAGGTGCAATACCTTGTATAGCTGTAACGGCGTCTTTATATAATAATATTTTTTCTTTCCAAACATCTATTTTAAGTAAGTCAGCTTGTGTTGACGGATTTGTTAGAGTTAGGGTAAAATTAGATAATTCATCTTCAAATCCTAATAAAAATAAATGTATGATAGCTATCTTATTAAGTTCTGCTAACATACTTTTTTGAATTCTATTGATTGTTCTTGCGAAACGAATATCTTGTAGAGATAAATTTTTACCATCACCAACAGTTTCCTCAAATCCTAAGAACGCTTTTGGTACTCTTAGTGCGGTTAATAATTTCTTTTGAATATATTCGATATCCGCAATTTCAGATAAGTTTTGTGCTCCGGGTAATGTTGTAATTGGGTCAGGTGCTGAAGCATCTCTAACAGGTATAAAATAATCTTGGTCTACCGCCATTTGATTAAACCTTAAATCAATATTACCTGTTTTACTATCAACTACTTGGTCTCTTTTGAATTTGTTTGCCACACGTTGTACATAAGCCTCAACATCCTTATCATCCATATTTCCAACGAACACTTTAAACATTCTTCTTTCCGGTGCTCTTGATGTACGGTATATTAACATGGCATCTTCAGATAGTAATAATTGTTTCCAAATCCTTCTTGCTTTTTCTAACATGGAAGTACCATATGGAAGTTTTCTATCATCACCTAATAATCTGAAGTGAGCAACTTCCCATGTATTAAAATTCATATCTTTATTCTTCCAATTGAATTGTAATGCTTTTTGGTCATCTCCTCCCGTTCCATGGTCAAGAGTACTTTTACCTTTCATACCTTTTTCAAGTCTTTCAATTTCAATGTTAGGTAATTGCATACAACCTACTACACCTTTTTCAGGGTCAAGTTTTAAATAAACAAAGTTGTCACCGTATTTACAGGTGTTTCTTGTCCACATTGCCAAGTTTGTGTTGATATCTAAGGAATTATTAAATAAATCCGCCAAAACTGATTTAATTCGTTTTGATTCAGAATATATTTGAAGTATGTATCCGTTTTGTCCGGGAGTTGTTGATTCTTCCGCATATATGTCTAACGCTGCTGATATTTCAGGAGTGTATTCCATAGATTCATAATCATAGTAAGATGCCAACCTAGTTGGTTCAAAATAAACACCTTGTGTATATAAATTATTCTCTATTTTAGTCCATTGATTTGCAAGATATACGGTTTGTTGTGCTTGAAGTTTTGCATTTTCGTATTCTTGTTTATTTGTTGTTTTTAACAACTCTTTTTTATCGTATTTAAACGTTGGATAGTCTTGGTTCAATAAAGAATTGGGACCAAAGGTTTGAGATAACCTTTGCCATACCGTTAAATTTTTATTTTGATTGTTTTGTTCCATAATTCAAATTTAATATATTATAAGTATTAATAAAGACTATCTTCTACCACCAAATAACCAACCATATTTTTCATAGTCTTGTCTTGATGGTTCATTATTTAAATCTCTACTATTGAATGGTAAGCCAGCAGGTAGAATAGGGTTAAAAGATACTGATTTTGTAACTTCTTCATTACTATTTACTTGCCAAGAATTAATCATTGCTTTAGCTTGTTCTGTAACTTTGGTTAATTTACTAAATGAGGTTTCTCCAACGTACGTTGCCATTGCGATTGCCATGATTAAATCGTCATGATATCCTTTTTGGTGGTCAGGTCTACCGTTAACATAGATAAATGTATTCATCTCATTGAATAATCTATGACTATAGATTTTAAATCCGTGTCTCATAGCTTCTTCAAATGAAGATATTATCTGAACTCTTTTGTTATTAAAATTTATTCCGGGTATTTTTTCTAATGTTTTTGGGTCGTATTTCCATCTGTTTGAAAAATCAATACCATCAACATAGACATTCTTATATCCCATTTCCTGTAGTTTTCTACCGGTTGCAACTCCCATTCCTCCTGTTAAATCCACAACAATAAATGCGTTATACATCATCCCCCACTTATAAGCAATTTCTGCAGCTACGTCTGGGGGTATTTTTCCGAGATATTCAGCTACTTGTTCCCTCTCATCGAAGTCTATTATAACAAACGAAGTAAAGTCGTCAGAATCACCTCTGGATACGTCTACACCCATTATATACTTATGACCCTCAACAGGTTCTTTCCATATCCATAATGCGTTACCCATCATTTTATTTACCGGCTCTCTTAACATATCACGATGGATATCTTGCATTTGTTTTGAATCAAATACGTTATCACCGGAACCTAAGAAGTTACATTCCAACTCCTGAGAAACCTTTCTTTTGTCGAATTTAAGTTTTTTAACCATACCTTCAAACCAACTTGAAGTAGGTTTGTAACCGTTTCTTAATTTTTCTTTAATTTCATCAAAATTTCTTTCTCTTGGTGGAATATCTGAAAAATCAATAGTATCAATTTCTTTTCCTTGATAATCTTCTCTGTTTAAATAATAATGGATTAAATCTTCAACCTTCATTAATTTTAAATCTTTAGAATATCTTGGGTCTTTATACCAATACATTTCCGTGATTTTAAACTCATTCATTCCACGTAATGCTTGGTCATAAATTTCATAATAAATTGGGTCATACCCATTTGGTGTTGATACGACAATAACTTTACCACCGGTTGATAGTGAAGCCATACAAGCAGACCAGAAATCACTGTCTGCCTCAATATATGCCGCCTCATCAAATATAAGAATGGTGGGGGTATATCCACGAAGTGCATCTTTCGATGTTGCCACCGCTTTAACTTCACAACCATTTGTTAACTTATAATGTCTTTGTGAGTTCTTATCGGCAGAAAATCCAACATTAACCCAACTAGGCCATTGTTCAGTAAATGCCCTTACTTTATTTGCCATTTCCTGAGCTGTGTCAAGTTTATTGGCAATGATTAGTATTTTTTCAGGTTTCTTTTTTGATGCAAATGCTATCTTTTTAGATGCCCATGCGGCGGTTACAGTTGATACGCCCGCCTGTCTGTACTTTAATGCAATATTCTCATTATAATTTTCGTAATCATCAAGTAATGAAACTTGGTCAGGAAATAAATCTAATGGGACATATTGTGAAACCGTATTATCATAAGTTTGAAGATAGGTTTTTAATGCATATGTTGTATTTCTAATACACTTTGTGTATTCTATTATTAACTGTTCTTTTGTATAACTCATATATTATAAATATAAAACCCCTCCAATTTATCCAAAGGAGGGGTTTTTAATATTTTTCACTAGTTTATTTAGGTCTTGAGATTCCTAATCCACCTAAAAAGTCATCTAATCTATCATCATCGTCATCATCATCACCATAATCATTATCTTCTTCGTCTCCCATTGATTGATTATATTCATCACTTTTTAAATCGGCAACAATATCATCAACCATTTGTTGAATAAATTTTGTTCCTCTTGGGTCTCCTGCTAATATTAATTTAGACATTTTAAGAAATTCTTCAGCACTAATCATAGCAAATCTGCTAATAAGATAATTCTGAATCATTTTTTGGTCTTCTTCAAATAATTTATCAGGATATGCTGCTAAAAACTTTTCCCAAAAAATAGGTCCTAATCTAACATCCCAAACCTCTGCAGGTAAAGTATCTTCGGATGCTCTAATCATTTCCGCTTGTCTTGGGTCATCAGGTAAACCATGAGAACCTAAAATATCATAAACTCCTTTTAGTAATTCATGAACTAAGATAGGGAAACTAGCTCCTTTTGCCTTAACTGTCGGAGGGTCTGTTGTTAAATCAACTTCTTCTTGACCTGCTTGACCTTCACCTGATGCAGATGCCGCCATAACCATATCTTCAGGATAAATCCAATAAAGATAATCTAAAGTGGCCATAGATAATCCATATAAATTCATTAATTGAGGGTCAATTCTTTCTATTTCATTTCTAACCAACTCAAACATATAATGACCTTTCTTAGCAGCACCTTGTATAAGAGAATTCATAAATCTTCTCTTAGCTTTTTCCATATCAAATTTTTCAAATGCATCAGTAAACTCAATAATATCTTCAGTATTTTCTTCAAAAGCATCTTTAATTTCTTCTTCACTATATTCTTCAGCTTCTCCTTGCATATCTTCAGCTGCATTTAAAGAACCCATAGGAACTAATTTAGCAACAAAATTAATTTTACCTTCAGGTATTCCCATTTCTTTTTTAACTAAATCAACTGCTAAATTTTCTAAATATTGTTTGTTTTGTTGTTCAATTTGTGTAATACTACCCATCATTCTCATAGCACTCATCATCAAATTTCGAAATGCATTCTCACCTCTTAATTGTTGTCTTGAGCCGGCATATCTTGCAAATTTATCAACAACATCTTTAAATCTTTTAGATGCTACCACTTGGTCAAAATTAGGTTCTCCACCTGGCATCGCCGGATGTTTTGAATAAGGAGTTTCACCTCTTTCTAATTTTCTTTGAATACTTGGGTCCATCCTTTCAGGATAATCACCGTAATCTATTTGTTCTCTAATTCTTTTACTTTTCATTATTTTTTAAATTTAATTCCTAAATTATTGAATGTTAACCAACTTGGTAATGTTTTTTTATTTGCTTTTGGATTTGGTTGTTTGTGTGGTTCAGGTCTAAACGGGTCTTTTGTTTTTGGTTTTGGTGGTGTTTTAGTACCGGGTGTAACTTTTGGTTCTTTAGTAGGTGCCGGAGCATCCATAACAGATTCTTTTGTTTCTTTTTTAGCCTTTGGTTTTGGTTGTTTATGTGGTTCTGGTTTAAATGGGTCTTTTGTTTTTGGTTTTGGCGGTGTCTTGGTACCCGGATTTTTAACAGGTGCTTCTTTTTCTTTTGTATCTTCACCAATAGAATTACCCATAGTACCAATTTTTCCTATTGGGGTTTTAATATTCTTATTCTTAATTAAATCCATAAGTTCTCCTTTTTTCATTTTTGGTTTCAAATGTGTTTCAAGCAAAGATACGATTTTATTTTCTAAAATCACAGAAAAAGGATTTTTTCCTTCTTTTATTGAATCTTTCACCGCCATAACACACCTTTCAAATTTACGAGTTTTTTTAGGACCTAATTGAGAATGACAAACTGCCCATGGATTAATTTTACTATATTTTGTTTTTTCTCCTTTACCACCTTCCTTAACCTCTCCCGAAGTTATATTCATTTTTTTTGTTGATGGATTTATTTCTGCATTAATTCCTTTATCCATTAACATTTTATTAGCTACAGCAGTGTCTGATGGATTAGTTAAATCAACAGTAGTTGTAGTTGATGTTTTTGTTACCGCTTCTTTAGTTTCTCCTTTTTTTAAACCTTTACATTTACAATTTTTCATTCCACACTTAGGACAAGTTTTTCCTTCAATTAAATTTTTATGTAATGTATTAATAGATGATTCACTTAATGTCATCAAAGTATTTGGCTTTAAACCAAATTTAATTAAATCGGCGTATTTGTTAGTTTTCATATATTACTTTTTTTTCAAATTCAAGAACAATGTCTCGTTCATATAATTTATCTTTTATTTGTTGTTCAGTTTCACCAAATCTAAACACTAATCGTTTTGTTTTTGTAAAATCAATGTCATCAGTTTCTTTTTCCCAAGCTAACGCAATTACATCATCCATACTATCCATAAAACTAAAAAAATCAGAGTTTTGAATCAAATCAAATTCTATTGATAAGTTTTTCAATACTCCAACTTTTTTAATATATTCTAATTGAGGTGGTTTTGGGTAACCATTTGATGGTTTTGCTCCCCAAGTATCATCCCAAATATTTTGTTTATCATCCGAAAAAATAAATTCGTACATATTATCACCTTTATAATTTGGACCTAACCCATTTATAAAAATTAGATAATTCATAGAATATTTCCTTCAGGTGTTATTTTATATTGTTTATTGTTACTTTCAAATACTAAATTTTTCTTATTTGTTTTACCAACAAACTTAACATTTGTTTTTTCTCTAATAAACTTCTTAGATGTTATTTCTTGTTTAACTGATTCTGAAAGTCTTTTTATTTCTTCAGATACGTTTTTAGTTTTAATCTTATTTGTAGTTTTTCTATTTGATTCAATCACTTTATTGAATTTTTTTTCATCTTCACTAATAACAAAATATTTTGTTAATATATCTTCAATTTTAGATTCAACAAATAACTCATCAGCAATCATTCCAATATGTCCAGCGTCTTCATCTTCTTCTTCTTTGAATTGACCCGGTGTAATCATTTTAGAAAGAGTTTTAGTTGCAATGTCGGTACCTAATGTATCCCAACTTTCACCCATTTCAGATGAAGGTTCTTCACCTTCATCACCCATTGGTGGAGGAGGGGTCGCTTCTTCATCATCAGAACCTTCTTCATCTTCCATACCTGACATATCACTTTCTTCGCCAACATCTTCAAATTTAGACATGATTTCATCTAAATCATCAGATTCTAATTTTGACAAATCAACCGCCGATAAAATTGAATTTATAATATATTTCGCATCTGAAGAACTTAACTCTTGTTTTTCTTCTAATGTTCTAATTTTTTGAGATACTTTACCAACTAATTTTTGAATTGATTTAAAGGTAACATCTTCATCATCTGATTGTCCTTCATCACCCATTGGTGGGGCAGGAGGCATTTCTTCAGACCCTTCATCACCCATTGGTGGTGCTGGTGGCATTTCTTCAGACCCTTCGTCACCCATTGGTGGAGGAGGAGGTGTTTCTTCTCCTGCCGGTGATGGAGGTGGAGGAGGTACATTCTCAATCTCATCTCCTACATCAGGAGTTTTTTTTTCTGGAGTTTTTAATGTGAACTTTTTTTGTTCAGAGAATAAAGAAATACCTTCTTTATTATTATTTAAAGAATTATTTTCTTTAATCATTAAATTCAATCTCTTTAGAGCTTGTGAATATGATGGATAATATTTCCTATTTTTCATAGGCTCAATATAATCTGTTTCAGATTCTGATATAGTTTTTTTAATAATATATCCTGATTTTTCTTTAACGATTTGATATTCGTTTCCATCAACTAAAGTTATATTGTACTCGTTTCTTGAAGTTTCATTAACTACAGATGGTTGATTTTCTCTAAATCTAGCAATTTCTAAGATTCTTTGAATTTTCTCCATTCCCTGAAGTTTTTCGCTTCCAAGTGGTTGTAAGTCTGCCATTTTATTTATTTTTTAAATTTTATTATTTTTTCTTTATAAATATATCAAAATATCACTTATTTCAACTATTTGTCAATCTTATTTTCAACTGATAATTTTTTATCCATTAATTTGTCTTGAAATTTAATTAGTTTTTCAATATAACCATTTCTTCTTAACAATTTAAAAACTAAATTTTCATTAGAATACTCTCCCTCTTTTTCTAAGCCAGATGTTCTATATTTCTTTAATTTGTCTTTGTACTTTTTTATTATTTTCTTAGCGGTATCTAAATCTTCATCTGATGAATGTTTTATAACACCATCTATTTTATTCATCCATTCATTCGCTTTATGTTCTATGGTATCTTTATCAATTTTTACAGATTCTTTTTTTGGTGTCTTTAACCATTCATCATATAAAACAGAATATTCTCCAGTACTAAAATGCGGTTCAGATGAATCTTGAGCATATAACTCAACATCATAACTTTTGACAGTAATATCGTGATTATTATTGAATATAATTTTTTTCAAATTAAATAATTCTTTATATAAATCAACTTGTTCTTTTGAAAATTGTTCGTAATTAACTATTAAATGTAAATCAACATCAGAATAGTTTGACCAATTATAATTTGCTAAAGAACCGGTCATTACTATATCCTCAATGAAAACATCAATACCAATGAAATCAATAAATTCGTAAGCGATATTAATAAGACTATCTCTAACATCACTTTTCATTTTTGGAAAGTCATTCTTAGAAACACCAAAATCCCAAATTTTGGGATTCAGTTCTTTTTTTAAAGTAAAACTTGAAAGTATTTTTTTATTGTTATTCATTAACTTATAAATACTATATAAGTTGTTATTTTCCAATTAATTCTATTATAGAATTAAATTTTTTTATACTTATATGTTTTTGATATTTCGTTATTGAAAAATTTACCCTGTGATTCAGATAATCTAAATTGAGTGTATAATTTATGGGGAACCCCATCGTATTCGTATCTTGAACCATTCTTAAATTCCACTACTAACTTATTTGTATCAGTATCATATTCTGTTATATGTAAGTTACTAGATTCAATCTCATTTATTATTTTTGTTCCGGAAATAGTTTCTTTCTTAATCGCCATTGTTTTTTCTTTTATTATGTTTAGATAATGGAGTTATTTTATTAATTAATTCCATCTTACTCATAATATAATCATTAAAATCATTAATGTCAATATCGTTAAAAAAACTCTTCAATTCTTTTAATAGTTTATTTTTTTCAACACCAAACTCATCATATAATTTCATCATATTATGAGTATACTTAGGAGGATTTTCTAAATCTTTTTCAGTAAACCCCAATTGCTGAAATTCTTCTCTAAGTTCTTTATAAATTGAAAGTAATTTTGAATCAGATTCTAACGATTCGATATATTTAATAAACGGTTTCATAAATGATAAATATTAAAAAACCCCCATTTTTACGTGGGGGTTTAAAATTTATTTACTTGCGTAATATCTATCGTCATTAAATGGTGGTTTTTTAATCGGAGGTGTTACGATTGGGTTTTTCTTAATTGGTTTTTTTTGAATTGGTTTTTTAATTACTTTACGTTGACATGGTTGAATTGTGTTAACTAAAATATTTAAAACTTCAATAACACTTCTTTTACTATCACTATCTAATTTACTATTTAAATCGTTACAAAGTGAAAGTACATCACCTCCATTACCATATTGTTTTGATAAATCACAAAAATCTAAAAAATTACCTTCATTTTGTAATTGTTTGAAAATATCAACCACTCTTGAATAATTTTTTCCTCCCAATCCTAAAATACCTTTCTTTGGTGCTCCTCCACTAAGTATAGTTACTAACTCGGCAGAGAATTTATTTAGAGTATCCGGACTCATTTTCTTTGTACCACATATATTTTCTGGTTCATTACATTTTGAACAGAAATTTAAAATACTTGTATCTGTAGTTTCTTCAGAGATTATACTTTTTTTAACTCCGTGCATTTCCAAAATCCTTTGTTTTTCAGATTGTGGAATATCATTAAATAGATGTTTCATAATTTATATTTTTATTATAAATATATCAAAATATGAAAAAATAAAAACCCCTCTTCGAAAGAGGGGTTGATTGTTACAATAAACTTATTCTTTTTTTCTTTTCCGTTTTCTTGTAGTTAGCGACAAACACAGTTAGAATACCATCTTCTATAGTTGCTTCAATGTTATCAGGATTATACTCTTGTCCAATCTTAAATTTTTGTGAGATTGTCTTTTCTGAGTCCTCACCATTTAGTTTATAGGTTCTTTTACCATCAATGTAAAGAATACCACCTTCCATCTCTACTTTTAGGTTTGTTTTATTAAAACCCGGAACATCAAAAAATAAGTAAGCCCCATCTTTTGTGTAGTTAACCTCATAAGGTTCTTTATTTGAGTTTTTTACAACCATACTACTATATGTTGGTTGACCGAAAAACCCATCAAAAAGGTTGTCTAAGTTTGAAAATTTGTAATACATAAATTTTTATTTTTTTTTTATTTTTATTTTCAAATAAATTAACTAATTTTATGCCATTAGGACATTAAATGAAAATTAGACATGTTAATAAAACATAATATGTCTAAATGTCATTAAAAATATTTTTAACTGACAATATGACAATATTTTATTTTTAGTTTAAAATTTGTTATCTTTGTAAAAAAACAATTTATATGATAGAATCAATGGATGATGAAAACAGGAAAGAAAGTAAAAAGATTTCTGACTCTCAAACACCGGCGTTAGATAACTTTAGCAGAGATTTGATTAAATTGGCTGAACAAGGTAAGCTTGACCCCGTAGTTGGTAGAGAAAAAGAAATTCTTAGGATTGCACAAATTCTTTCTCGTAGAAAGAAAAACAATCCAATTATTATTGGTGAACCGGGTTGTGGTAAAACCGCAATTGCTGAAGGTTTAGCCATGAAAATCTATGAAGGTGATTGTCCCCGAAATTTAGCGGACAAAAGAATCCTTTCATTAGAAATGACTTCAATTGTTGCCGGGACAAAGTATCGTGGGCAATTTGAAGAAAGAATGAAGGTAATAATCGAAGAATTACAAGCTAATCCTGATATTATTATTTTTATTGATGAAATACATACCATTGTAGGTGCTGGTAATTCATCAGGTTCGTTAGACGCATCTAACATATTCAAACCGGCATTAGCGAGAGGTGAAATACAATGTATTGGTGCTACGACTCTTGATGAATATCGTAAGAACTTTGAAAAAGACGGAGCGTTGGAACGTAGATTCCAAAAGGTGATTGTTGATGGTGCTACCAAAGAACAAACTTTTGAAATTCTAAGTAACTTAAAAGAGAAATATCAAAATTTCCACAAAGTATTATTCACTGATGAAGTATTGATGTCATGTGTTAACTTGGCAGAAAGATATATCACAGATAGAGAGTTTCCGGATAAGGCAATCGATATTCTTGATGAAGTTGGTGCTAGATGTCAAGTTGATATGAAATTACCTGAAATAATTGAAGAACTAAAATCAAAGGCGGCCGAAATAAAACTTCAAAAATTAAATGTGGTTAAAACTCAAAAATATGAGGAAGCCGCTGAATTGAGAGATAAAGAACGAAAGATTTTGGCAAAATTAGATGAGGAAAAAAAGAAATTTGAACAGGGTTTATCAACTCAAAAAAGAGAAGTTTCTCTTGAGTTAGTATATGATGTGGTTTCTAATATGACTAAAATACCTGTTAGTAAATTAAACGCTGATGATACAAAAGCATTAGTTGATTTGGATTCCAATCTAAATAATAAAGTTATTGGTCAAGAAGAGGCTGTAAAAAGAATAACAAAGTCAATCAGGAGAAATAGATTGGGTATAAAAGACCCTAATAGACCTATAGGTTCATTTATTTTCTTAGGGTCCACCGGTGTTGGTAAAACTTATTTGGCAAAACAATTAGCGAAAGAAGTGTTTGGTAGTGAAGATTCATTGATTCGTGTTGATATGTCAGAATACCAAGAAAAACATACTGTATCTCGTTTAGTCGGAGCACCTCCAGGATATGTTGGATATGAGGAAGGTGGACAGTTAACAGAACAAGTTAAAAATAAACCATATTCAGTTATATTATTTGATGAGATTGAGAAAGCAAATAAAGATATTTTCTCAGCGTTACTTCAAATGTTGGATGATGGTCACATGACAGATGGCTTAGGTCGTAAAATCAATTTTAAGAATTGTATTATCATCATGACATCAAACTTGGGTATTAAGAAAATGCAAGACTTTGGTGCCGGTGTAGGATTCACAAATGCTAATAACGTATTTGCAAACGAAGAACTACGTAAAGAAACATTACAGAAAGAACTTAAAAAATTCTTCTCTCCTGAGTTTATAAATCGTATTGATGATATCGTTGTTTTTAATTCATTAAAACAAGAACACGTTAATAAGATAGTTGGAATTGAATTATCTAAACTTAAAACAAGATTAGATGGTTTGAAATATCAAATTACCTTTGATGAATCAATTGAAAAAATGATTTCTAAAGTTGGGTTTGATGAGATGTACGGAGCAAGACCTTTGAAGAGAGCAATTCAAGATAAAGTGGAGGACTTTGTTTCTGAAGAAGTTCTTAAAGGTAACATCAAAGAAGGTATCAAGTATTCCTTGACAACTGATGATGGTGAAACTATCGTAGTCAAAAAAGAAGGTAGTCCAAAAAAGGTTACTAAAACAAAAAAGGGGAATTAATCCCCTTTTTTTATTTTAATAGTTTATTACATTCATATTTATTTTTTCTTATATTTTTTATAAATATTTAAAATCATATCTCCATATGTTTCTTCCAAAAAATGTAAAACTTCATCTTCAGTATTTCCACCAAAATCAAATTCCAAATCACCATTTGGGTTAGTGTCAGTAGGTACCAAAAATTGAGTTCCTAATTTTTCGTTATTTAAAATTTCATGAAGGAGATTGTAAACATACATTGGACTACGGTTATGTTCATTTGCGTATTTTATATCACTCATTGCACATTTTTCAATAAATTTTTTAGTTTCAGGATTATGTAATCTTCTAAGTACTGTATTACTAATTTTACTTTCTTTAATCACACGTTTTACAATTCTACTCAAATCTGACTCAGTTAGTTTTACTGTTTTTGATTTAATATTTTTTTTCATTTTTTTATAAGGTTTTATTTCCGATGTCACTATCTCATCAATTGTATTTAAATCCCAATATGGAATAACAATTAATCTAATTTTATTATTTTTACAATATTCCTCTTTTATCCTGTCACATTCCTGACGATATTCTAATCCTTCATCTCCACCCCACCTTTTAACGGATTTATAATGTTGTTCTCCATTAAACTCAATAACAATTTTTTCATTCTCACCGGTTATCAAATAAAAATCCATTTTTAGTCTGTTACAAAAATTTGTTCCTTTTGGACTATGACAATCGTTAAATGTATACTGTCTTACTGCGACGCCAGGACGTAACCCATTTCTTCCTTTTATTACTTCATACCCAAGTTTTAATAGTGATTCATAAACTTTTTTCTCACCTATTGATTCTTTTTTCTCAAACCCAAACAAGTCATCTAAAATATTTAATTTTGATGGTAATGATTCTTTATACATAGCCATCGGACCCCATCCATTTTCAGGGTTGGAAGAAAATTTTAATTCGGTACGACTTTGTATTTTATTTTTAAAAACAAAATTGGTAATTTCTTTTATTTTCTGTTCATCAGATTTTTCAGGGAATAAATTATCTAATATATTTAGTTCTTTTGCAGTTGAAGCCATACCCCCGTGACCCCATCCATTATCTCGGTCAGAAGTGTGAATTAATTGGTTATAATTTTTAATTTTATTTTTTTTAACAAAATTAGTAATTTCTTTTATTTTTTGTTCATTGGATTTTTCGGGAAAAAAACTATCCAAAAAATTTAAATCTTTTAAAAAAACATGCATACCACCTACCCCCCAATCATTATCAATGTCAGAAGAATACTTTAATTGATTGCGATTTTTAATATTATTTTTTTTAATAAAGTTTTTAATTTCTTTTAACTTTTCTTCCTGAGTTTTTTTTGGAAATAATTTATGCAATATGTTTAATCCATGTGGTCCCGCCGTTTTATACATCTGACCAGTCCCCCAATCATTTTCAGAGTCAGAAGAATGCATTAATTGTTTACGGCCTTTAATATTATTATTGATAATAAAACTTTGAATCTCCTTATTTAATTCTTTAGGAGATTTATGTGAAAATTTTAACGGTATTTGTTCTATTAACAATTTATGTTGATTTTTCATTAAAACGTATTTAATACAATTATAAATACCGTCATTTAATAAAAAACCCCTCATTAAGAGGGGGGGGGGTTAGTTGTTACCAATATCTAAATGTAGATGAACTTTGTTGTGAGTATTCATATTTTTTATACCCTAATGTTTCTATCATTTTTTTACCAATCTCAATACCATTGAATGTATCTTCTACAACTACGTATTCATTTTTGGTGTGGTAATCATAATACCCTATAGAAATATTAATACAAGAGAAATTAAATAAACTTTTAAGTGCATATACATCAGTATACGGATGTGTCATATATTTACGTTTATCATTCATATTTTCATTAATGATTTTATCACATTTTTCAAAAAATTCACCATTTCTGTCAAATAATCTAGTTCCAAAACAAGTTTCGGTTATCATCCAATTTTCAGGTCCGTCAAACTGAATGGCGTATCCCACATTGGAAAAAAAACTTTTATCCGCATATCTTGAACCATGACATCCGGTTTCTTCAGATACAAAAAACGCCGCCTTAAGATTTGGTAATTCTTTTAACAATTCAATACAAGCAAAAACCCCACATTTATCATCTCCACCGATTCCGGTTGGATTACCTTCATCATTATAGGCTTTTAAAGATAATGATAATTCTCCGTCTGAGTTTCTTCTCATTTCCTCATAAACGTTAATTGTATCAATCTTATGAACTGTATCTGTGTGAGATATTACACATGGAAACATAAAATCTTCTGAAATTTCTCCGGTTTGCTTGGTTGCATAAACATTAAGATGTTCATCAACATAATATTCAATATTGTTTTGTTTACACCAATCAACAATAAATTGAACCATTTGTTCTTCTTCGTAAGTGTGAGTTGGAATTGATAATACTTGTTTTAATAATTCTAAATTTCTTGACATTTTATATGTTTTTTACAAAGATAAGAAATTATTTTGAAATATTAAAATAATTCCGGGTGATATAAAAATAAATTAAATCTTTCGTAAGATACTGACCCTTTTTCGATATCTTGTGTCATTTTTTTCTTATATTCAAAAACAATATGATTTGTTTCATGGTCTATTTCGATGATTTTAAACATTTTATTTTTATTTTTTGGTAAATTATACCATTTACCAAAGGTAAATTTAGATAGTTTTTCAATTATTCTCTTATATTCTTCAATATCTACAAATCTATCAGAATCATATATATTTTCTAACATATCTTCCAAATTAGATTTTGTAACTCTATTAAATTCTTCTAAGTCAAAATATTTAAAATAATCTAAATCATATGCGTTACCATAATCTTCTCCTACACTTTTTGTATGCCCTAATTTTTTTAACATTTCATACGGTGGTAATGATTTACCATTTAAATGGTCATATAAATTTATTAAATTGTCAATCGTTGTGTAATATTTGTAAAAACAAGAATCGTTATTATATATTTTATCGTCTTCAAATATATTACAGAATTCTTCTTTTACATTTTTTTCAATCGCGGATGTCATTGCACTCTCAACTTGGGAATGATATTCATCAATTATGGTTGATACTTGTCTTTCAAATGTTGTTCGAAGAATATCGGCTATTTTACGGTCATTATTACGTTCAGTAACATCTAAACCGGGAGAAAAAACTTTCATAATTTCAGCCAATAACTCCATATTTTCATTATTAAAATAATTTAAAACATACCCTTCGTCAAAATCTTGATTTGCGGCATATGGGTCAAAATATTCATGGTACCCATAATAAGAAAATATATGAGATAAAGTATTAATATTGTATTCATCTAAATCAAATAATTTAAAATAATCTGAGTTGTCATCAAATCTTAATATAACGATACCATTATCTCTAATGTCATAAATTATATCTTCTTCCATTAATCTTCTTTTATCAATTATCCCTTTTTTAAACATATGTAGATTCATATAAAACCAATCAGGATTTGATTCTTCAAAAATTCTCATTAAATTACTTTAAACATAAATATCAATTTAGTTTGAAAATTGAATATTTATGTTTATCTTTGTAAAAGTTATTTGAAATTATGGGGATGCTTTGGAATTGATTGGCATTGTTGGGGATTAATGGCACGTAGTCGGATGTCATCTACGACTTAAATCAACGGTGGTAAAATTTAAACGGCAACGTTTTAGACAAAATGGCTTTCTCTGGTCTTATTAGACAAGAAGAGTCTGTATCTGTAGCTTAATTGTTATGATACCTTCGGGCCGGTGCACATAAGCCTAGGAACAGAAGTGCTCACGGTGTAACACCACTTTGAGTGTTGGAGCAAATCAAATGGCTCTTGAAAATCCAGTTTGGGGATTGTTGGAAGTAATTATCTTAATCTATAACTTCCTATTTGTTAGTTATGAATAACTAAATAAACGTGTAGTCATTAATTGTCAAGATGAACAAGACGAGGGTTCAACTCCCTCCATCTCCACCATCAAAGTAAATAAGGGAGTAAAATTCTCCCTTATTTTTTTTCTAATCATTTGACATTTTATTTAGATTCACTTATATTTATATTCTGAAACAATAAAAATTTTATTAATAAACAAAACAAAAACAGACAAAAATGAAAAAAGTAATTTTGGCATTAGGAGTTGTAACTGTAATGGCATCTTGTGGTGGAAGTTCAGAAACTAAAGAAGTTTCGACTGACTCAACGACAGTTGTTGTAGATTCTACTAAAACAGTTGATTCTACATTGGTAGATACGACTAGCGTAACTGAAGTTAAGTAATTAATTTACGGACCTAAGTAAAAACTATAAACCCCTCTTTTGGAGGGGTTTTTTTAATTAAAGTCTTGAGCTAATTTTATTATTTTTTTAAGTGCATCTAAAAATGATATTCCTTTGTCATTAATAATATCACTAATTTTTTTACCATCATATTCTGAATTTAATATTTTATCTAATAATTTTTCTTCTTCACTTTCTGAAGTCCCATTATTAACAATTTCCGCTTTTTCAATATAATCCATAGGATTAACTAACACTCCATCTTTTTTTAGTTCAAAATGTAAGTGAGCCCCTTTTGAGTTCCCATTACCCTTATCACCGGTATTACCGCCACTTAAACCTATAATTTCACCTTTTTTAACGGTATCTCCTTTATTTACTTTTAGTTCTTTCAAATGACAATATCTTGATACAAATCCTGAATTATGTTCTATTTGAATACATCCTCCGCAAGCTCCATTAGTGAAATCGGAAAAAATAACAGTACCATCTGCAGGTGAGAGAACATCCGTTCCTGATATTGCGTATAAATCAACGCCCGGATGTGTTTCATAAGTTCTTTTTGCACCGAAAGGTGAGTTTACACTTAAACTACCGGAAATAGGTGCTTTTAAAATATCTTCAGAAACTAATGACATTAGTTTTTTCGTCTTTTTAATTGATTCATTTAATTCTTGTGACATATTATTTATAAATACTTTAAAATTAATTAATATTTAATATCTAATAAATACTAATATTTATAAATAAAAACAATGAGTAATATAAATAGAATTTACAGTATTGCGAAATCAGTTCAACCTTTTGTTAAAGGTGAAAGTCTCGAGAAAATATACCAAATAGTTTTACAAAGTGATAGTTTATCTTTTGTTAAAGAATTAATCCCTAATAATGACCTTCCGATATTAATTTTTACTGCTTATCAAATATCAATAGGTAATGATGATAAAAAAATAGTTGAAGAAATTGTAAATAATCTATATACGTTTACTGTAATTAATTTTAGTGATGTAGAAACTAAAATACGTTGTGAGAATTGTTCCGGTAATGGTGAGGTTTCTTGTGATTATTGTGGTGGTGATGGTGAATACGATTGCAATACATGTAATGGTTCAGGAGAAATAGATTGTAATGAATGTGGTGGTGACGGTGAAGTAGAAGATATAGAAGGATATTCGTCTTCTTGTGATGAATGTAATAGTAATGGAAAAGTTGCGTGTGATGATTGTAATGGTGATGGTTATAATAGGTGTGATAATTGTCATAATGGATATAATACTTGTGATGAATGTAATGGTAATGGTGAAATTGAATGTGATGATAGAATTCCTTACAGTATTGAAACATATATGTCTTATGATAACGAATTAAAAAATACGATTCTTTATCATATTGAAGAAAATGAAGAAATCGAAAGTCCTAAATACAACGAAGATAAAACATTCCTTTTATATTATTTTGAATTTGATTCAAATGACGATATAACTGAGGAAGTTGACATAAGATATGAAAATAGTATATATTTTGGTGATTTATTAAATAATGGTCAATACAGAGTTAATAAATTTGGTACAAGTAAACAACCATTAAGAGTTACGAATATTTCTATAGATTTACCGGATAAATTTAAAAAATAATTATTTTCCCATTAAAACTCCTCCTAAAGATGAGGTGGATACTAGTATTTCATTTATTTCAGAATCTGTTAGTTTTGACTTCTTTTTGGTGAAATCCATACCGAAAATACCAACAAATTTGTCATCGATAGATTTTATTGCAAATAAATAACCTGATTTACAACCAGTATCTTCAGCAATATATTTTAATCCGTATGTAGCAATAGTTTCATCTTTAAAGTCAGGAATTGATATTAAATTATTTTCCAATAACTGATTAATTGACCTACTGAACAAATTTACAGGAATACTTTGGAAATTTGATTGAATTGAGCTAACCCCAACGTTAACGACTTCATAAACAATTGTAAATTTAGCCATAGATTTACCTGTAGGATAAAAATTACCCCCATTATGGAATTGTGCAATCCAAACTCTATCAGCATTAAACTCATCTCTAATATGTTCTATTTTTGTTTGAACTAATTCACTTTCTTTAAGTGCGTCCTTAACAATATCCGGTTTGTTTTTCTTTCCACTGAAAACTTGTTTAACAACTAACAATAAAACGGGACCAAGTACACCGGTTATAAATGCAACTATAACTTCATTCGACATAAGCTAAATAATATTTACGTTTAATTAATAAATATATAAACAGCATAAAAAAACATGATATTATATCATGTTTTTTTAATTATTATTTATTTAATCTTAAATCACCAAAACGACTATTTGCGAGTTGGTCATCAAAATCTTTAAATCCTAAAGATTGTGCGTATTCGTCATTCTTCTTTTTATAAAATTCTTTTTGAGTTTCAGCATCATTTAATTTATCTTCAGGTATTCCAAGTTCTTCGGCAACCGCAGCTTTACATTGATTAAAAGTCCCCATCTCTATGTTGATTGGTAAATCTGTTTCTATATTCTCTATGAACTGTTCAAATTGGTTTGCCGCTTCAAATGGCATACAATACGTTCCTTCATCTATTTGATACCCACTATCGTTTTGTCTATCGAATATTTCAACCCTACCCATTCTGTATCTTTCCCCAAGTAAACTAAAAACACCATAACCTACGGTAGAATAATAATACCTACCTTTGCGGTTGCTCTCATCCATATTTACACATCCCGGATTAACTTCCATATAATTGGCAAGTTCATTTGCCAAATATTCATTGGTAATCTCTATCTTATCTCTTTCGGCGTTTCGAGTAATATTTTCCAAAAACCATTTTATATCTTGTCTTTTTATTTTCATAATTTATCCTTTATCTTTATTTACAATTTTGTCTGTGTGATGGTCATTACCTATCTCAGACATAACGGGTCTATTTTTTAATAATCTAACACATTCATCAATATGGTATGGTCTAAATTCAGGATGACCATCCATTCCAACATCCATTCTTTTACCAATACCGAATCTTTTATTAGTTGGTAAGTGACAGTGTCCGTGAAGATGGTAATAACCTTTATTTAACCCATCCCAACTTGAAATAGGATAATGCATCAAACGGAATTTATTATCCCCCATTACTAAAGTATTGTAATGAGAAACGCTTTTAAATAAACCCTGAGCACCATCTCTATTATTTTCAATGTGATGGTCGTGATTACCCAAAATCAAGTGAATGTTCTTACAAACCAATCTATCCCAAAATTCTTTAATACTTTCAAACCCACCAAATGACCAATCACCAAGACAAATTAAAGTTTCGTCTTGCATAACTACCTGATTGATGTTATCAACTATTGTTGAATTCATTTGTTCAAGATTACGAAAATCTCTAGTCTGTTCAATAGGGATTTCACCATTTGGTAATCTCCAATTAGTTACTCCACGACAAATGTTTTTGTGGTTATAATGGGGGTCCGACATAACCCAAACATTTGGAAATCTACCTTTACTATCTGCTTGTATTTTAATCATAGGACAAAGATAAAACTTCTTTTTCTAAAAACCAAAAAGGAATTTCTCTTTTTTTCCATACCGCGAATCCGGACTTTGCACCCATATAATAATTTCTATATGATTGAACAACATCATCAACCTTATATTCGTCAGGCATTGCTGTTGGTGCTTTTGTAAGACCTTTATCTGAAATCTTTATTTTATTCATTATACACCATTCAATAACATCTTGAGATTTGTGTCGTTTTTCGTATCGGTAAGTATATTCTTTACATAACTCCAAACCAAGTTCACATAACAATAAGTAATTACTTAAAGACTCTCTAACCCATATTGAACAGGGATGATTTTTATGTGATAACTTATACGGTATTTGGTCGTTTGGTTCTCCGGTTAAATGATGAGCACCACACAAAAGTTGTGCGGTTTCAAGTATCATTTTAACAACGTGCTTATCACAATGATATTCTGCACATTTTTTTAAATCATAATCCAAAAAAAAGATATTCATGTTTAATCTATATTTGTGTGAGGAATTTGAACTCTTACGCAATTCTGTGGTTGACCTTCATTCATTAAAAAATTATTGATATAACCTATTATGTTTGCACTACCAATAGGATTTGCTGAATGAACATAAACTAATGGAAATTTAAATTCCAATTTTTTCTTATCTAATCTACTAGATGAGACTCTATTAGGATTTAATTCATAGTAATAATCAACTAAAAACTTAGCAGCATCATAACCAGTTTTTTCAGTAATATTATCATAATCTAATTTATAGTTTGGAGATACATTATTGAAATATTCATTCATAGCACTATCACCTAAATCGTGGTCAAAAGATATTAACTCAATATTATCTAACCCTGATTCTTTAACTTTATTAACAAATTCTTCGTAATTTCTGACGATAATCCAATTATCTGAAATTGGTGTTCTAACGTCATCTAAATAAATTCTTACCATAACATAAATTTAGTATTATTATTTTAAATAAACAATTTTTTATTTCCTATAATTATCTAAGAAATTTTAAATGCGTTGTGAACAACTTTTTTAAGTGATTTTGAATCTTGTGGATTACCAATAACAAAACCATTCATTAAAGTAAATGCATGTCTCTCAACAATCACAATATACGTTCCGGTTGGATACTTTTTAATGAATTGGTTAAGAGTTGTTCTTTTATATTTTAATTTGGTTGAATCATACTCTCTGAGATTTTGAATAACTTTAGGATATCTTCCATTAAGTTTTTTTCTATCATTCGCGAACTTTTCCATAAACAAAATAACGTTAGATGTTCCTGCATTATTCTTTCTTTTGAAATGTTTCTTAACCCACGAATGTGCTTTGTCATAACATACTTGATATGCTGATGCGACAGCTCTTACAAAACAGTCATTGGTTTCTGTTTGGGCTAATACTGAATCGGTGTATCCGATAATTGCACTTGAATTTTGGAGGTATGGTAGTTGTTTCATGATGTAAAGGTATATAATAGTTTTGAAACCGCCAAAATTATTTTATAAAGTTCTGATTATCCAATTACATATAGCATTTGACATTGATATGTCCTCTTTTGAGAGGTTAACCATTTCCTCCTCCGTAATCAACTTCACACTACCATATGATTCAATTTTGTGATTTGGGTTATTGGTGTAGACATCCACAATCCCATTATCCCCATAATACTCAT